ACGTCATAGGGCGTTGGGAATGGGTGTCCTTGGTTGGCATTCATACCTACAAAGTAAAAAGATTTCGTTTGAGAGTATGGAGGCTAAACTAGCTAATAGTTCTATCTTCAAAGAAATTAGGAACAAAAGTGATAAAGCTACGGAAGAGTTATTTGAACTGCTTGGTGGACCTTTATACGCTAAAGACTATGGCCGTAGAAATACCACAACTTTGGCTATAGCTCCTACGACTAGTAGTTCATTTATTTTGGGTCAAGTGTCCCCTTCTATTGAGCCTTTAAATTCAAATTATTTTGTCAAAAACTTGGCTAAAGGTAAGTTCACTTACAAAAACCCTTACTTAAAAGAGTGTTTAGCTGGATATGGGAAAGATAATGATGATGTTTGGCTTGGCGTCTTGAAGACGGGAGGATCTGTTCAGCATTTGAGTTTTATGTCTGATAAAGATAAAGATATTTTTAAAACTTTTGAAGAGATATCTCAGAAAGAGGTGGTTATACAAGCTGCTCAAAGACAGAAGTATTTAGACCAAGGTCAATCTTTAAATATTATGGTGGCTCCTAAATCCCCTATGAAAGAGGTCAATCAGCTTATGATTTATGCTTGGGAGAATGGCGTGAAAGGTTTATACTACCAAAGGAGTGCTAACCCTAGTCAGGAGCTGTCTAGATCCTTAATGGAATGTAAATCTTGCGAAGGTTAATTTCATTTATATTTAAAATAAGTGTAAAGAAAAATACAATGGAGTTGGACTTTTCTAAGAAAATTAAAGAACTTTTGGCATTAAGTGAAGCTGCGAAACGTGGTGGACCCAAAAGTGGAGCGCAAACACCAGCAAAACCATCTGAACAAAAAAAGGGTTCTGATAAAAACAAAAGTGGTTCTGCAGGTGGGAAAGGAGGTTCTATTACTTTTTCGGAAAAAGTCGTCACATCCCTGAAGAATAAAGTCAAAGAGCATAATGATAAAAGTTCTAAAAAGGTGACTTTAGGTCAACTCAAGAAAATTTATCGTCGTGGTGCTGGAGCTTTCTCATCTTCTCATAGACCCGGAAAAACTAGAGGTCAATGGGCAATGGCTCGCGTCAATATGTTTTTAAAGATGGTTCGTGGTGGTAAGGTTAAAAAATCATATCGCGCCGCTGATCAAGATGTAGCAAAAGGTTCTGAAGAGTATTACATCGAGAATGAAGGTGAAGCTTTTATTGATTTTGCTAATATCGAGTTTGACATTGCTCATCTTGATTTAGTCAAAGCTGGAGCTAATGAGTGGGAGCAGGATGATTCGACAGAGGATCTTGAGTATACGGAAGCCGAAAATAAGACTTTAAATAAACCTTTCCGATTAAAAGACGGTAAAAAGAAGTATGGCGTTTATGTAAAAAAACCCAAGACTGGTAATGTGATCATGGTCAAGTTTGGTGATCCTAACATGGAGATCAAACGAGATGATCCAGCTCGTCGTCGTAGCTTTAGAGCTAGACATAAATGCGATACAGCAAAAGATAAGACTACTCCTCGTTATTGGAGCTGCAAGTTTTGGTCTAAAAAGCCTGTGAGTAAAATGGTTTCTAATGAGGTCTTAGCTTGGGATGAAGAAGAAGTTTACAGCGAGTGGGCTTGGGATGATGAAGGTTTTTCCGATCATCAAGATTTATTAAATGCTTTTCCTTTCTTGGAGAGCATACAAGAAGTTGTTGAAGAAAAAGAGGTTTAGGTTATAATCATGCATTGCATGAAACCTAAAGTATCTATTCTGACTTCTATTTATAGATCTGCGGATTTCCTGTATCATTTTATGCTTGATGTCAGGAAGCAGTCTATTTTCTCTGAAATAGAAGTTGTTCTGCTAGATGCTAATGATGACGACGAAGATTTTAAAATAATAGAGCCTTTTTTAGTTCACAAAAATCTTGTTTATCATAAAATAGGTAAATGTAATGTTTATGAGGCTTGGAATAAAGGCGTAGATATAGCATCTTCAGATCTTTTGTCGAATTGGAATACTGATGACAGGAGAAAATATAATTCCCTTGGCGTTCAGGCAGACTTCTTAAACTCAAATCCTAATACGGATGTATGTTATGGGAAGGTATTATCTACACATGTAGCTAATGAGTCTTTTAATCTTTGTTCTACTCCAAAAGATTATCCAATTTTTGAAGGCTCTAAAGAAATGCTTCTAAAGCATAATTCCCCTCACTGTTTACCGATGTGGAGGAAAAGCATACATGAAAGATTTGGTTATTTTAACACGAAATATTTTTCTGCTGCCGATTACGAAATGTGGTTTAGAGTTTTGAACGGTGGAGGGACTCTATCTAAGATAGAGGATATTGTAGGATCATATTACGAAAACCCTAATTCAATATCTAGAAAATTATCTACTCTTAATGAAGCTGTGGAAGAGGTTTTTCAAATTAGAGAGACTTATAGATGAAAAAAGTAATTTCTTATTCACTTTGGGGTGATGATCCTAAATACTGTATAGGTGCAGTAAAAAATGCTTTATTAAGGGAGGAAATATACCCTAATTGGATTAGTAGATTTTATATACATGAAGATGTTTCTAGTAAATGTATCGAGAAATTATCGAGAATCGAAAACACTGAAATAGTAATTAAAGAATCAGATCCAGATTGGACTTTTGCAACTGAAAGATTCAAAGCTATTGATGAAGAGGATGTGGAAAGGGTTATATTCAGAGATACTGATTCCAGATTAAATTTAAGAGAAAAGTCCGCTGTTGATGAGTGGGAGAAGCAAGGAACATGCTTGCATGTTATGAAAGATCATCCTCATCATGGGTCTTTTCCTATATTAGCTGGCATGTGGGGTTTGTTTAAGAATGGGGAAGTTGGTAATATGACTGATTGCCTTCTTCAATACGAGCAAATGAACCCTAAGAAATATTATCATTATGATCAGGTGTTCTTGTCACTGCTTTGGAATAATTTAAGAAACGACTGTACAATCCATGACGAATTTTTCTCAAACAAACCTTTCCCAACAGTAAGGGAGTCAGATCAATTTGTTGGCCAAGTTTTTAATGGAAACGATGAGGCTTCAGAGCAAAATATTAAATCTTTATATGAATGAACAAAAAGAATAGGTTATGTGTCGATAGGTGTATTTTGGTATTAAATAATAATCCAATGTATATAGATTTTTGGAACTACTCCTCTAAGTTTTGGAAAACTAAATATGGAATAATTCCAACTTTATTTTTTTATGGAGATCAGGTTCCAAAAGAATTAAGTAAAGAATTTGGTGAAATTTATCAACTACCCTTCATAGAGGAAGCTACGGTAAACCCTAATAGAGACTGGGTTTGTACTTGGGGTTTATTTTATGGAGCATCTCAATTCCCTGAAGATATTTGTATGCTTTGCGGTCTAGATCAACTACCTTTATCTGACAAGTTCTTTAAAGATATAGAGCAGTATGATTTCGATAAGGATTATGTAATTGGTATCGGAGACGCATATACTAGAGGAAGTCCTTACGACTGGTATCCTTCTTCGCATCACGTAGCGAAAGGTAAAATCTATAAAAAAGCTTTGAAATTAAACGAATCTTGGAGGGAACAGGTTCTTGAAGTTTTTGACAAGAGGGGTGATTACGGCGAGATGTATGGTGGATCTGATTTTTGGGGGCTGGAAGAATTGCACTCGACTTATTTATTGAAACAGTATAAAGATTCTATCGTTCATAAGGGGTTTTTTGATGGAGGTTTAAACGAAAATAGGTTTGATACGAGAGGGCGCATTAGTATGACAAACATTAATGTGTCCAAGTTAAAATCTGGAGGTTATTCAGAGGTGTGTCTACCAAGACCTATGGGTAATAAAACCAAAGATTTTGTAGACTTTTTATATGACAATTCACCTAGTTATGTAAAAAAAGAAGAGTCTTATCACTGTCACGAAACGTCAATAATTGACTCTGGGGCTGAAGTTGGAGATGGAACAAGTATTTGGCATTTTTCACATATTTGCGCTGGAGCCAAGATAGGAAAAAATTGTAGTATAGGTCAAAACGTATTCATTGCTCCTAACGTGACGATAGGAGATAATGTCAAAATCCAAAATGGAGTTAGTGTGTACACAGGAGTGGAGGTCGAAGACTATGTCTTTCTTGGCCCTCATTGTGTATTTACCAATGACCTATACCCAAGATCTTATGGGGACTGGTCAATCACTCCGACAAAAATTCGCAAAGGGGCTTCTATTGGGGCTAACGCCACAATCTTGTGTGGGGTTGAGCTGGGTGAGTTTTCTATGGTTGCTTGTGGTTCGGTTGTAACAAAAAACGTAGAAGAAAAAACTTTAGTTGTTGGAAACCCCGCTAAGTTCAAGAAAAAACTAAAAGACCCCCCAAAAATATAAATAAAAATTTAAAATATAGTATATAATACAGGATGAAAAAAGTAATAATCACAGGAGTTACAGGTCAGGACGGCAGCTTTATGGCGGATTACCTCTTGAACAATACCAACCACATTGTTATTGCTGGTGTTCGTAGGTTAAGCGTAAAGAACCATGTCAATATCCAACATCTTTTGGACAATCCTAGATTTAAGCTGGTAGACCTTGACGTATCTGACCAAGCTAATACTGAGCTTCTAATCTCTAAAGAAAAGCCAGATTATTTTATAAATTTTGCTGCGAATTCTTTTGTTGGTGTGAGCTGGAAAATGCCAGTCAACCACATGGAGACTAATGCGATGGCTGTTTTATATCAGCTTGAGGCTATCCGAAAACACTGTCCAAAATGTAGATATTACAATGCTGGCTCCTCAGAGGAATTTGGAGATGTTATTCATTCCCCACAGTCAGAAATCCATCCACTACGCCCAAGGAGTCCATACGGGGTTTCTAAGGCTAGCGCTAGGCATATGGTAAAAGTTTGGAGAGACTCTTACGATCTTTTCGCAATCCAAGGCTGGCTATTCAATCATGAGGGTACTCGCAGAGGAGAAGATTTTGTCACTCGTAAGATCACGAAGAACGTAGCTCGTATCCAAAAAGAGTATGCAAATGGGGGTTTTAAACCCCTTGAACTAGGAAATATTGATGCAAAGCGAGATTGGAGTGATGCTGAAGATTTTGTTGAAGGGGTCTGGCTAATGCTCAATCAAGAGTTCCCTAAAGAATATGTGTTATCTTCTAATGAGACACATAGTATCAGAGAGTTTATAGAAGAGGCTTTCAACTTTGCGGGTTTCGGTTATGAAGAATGCCGTTGGGAAGGTGATGGTGTTAACGAAAAATATTACCACGAGGATAAAGTTTTAGTTCAGATATGCCCAGTATTTTACCGTCCTGCTGAGGTAGATCTACTTCTGGGAGACTCTAGCCTAGCTAGAAAATGCTTGGGATGGAGTCCAAAAACAGATTTTTTAGGTTTGGTAAGGAAAATGGTTGCACATGATTTGAAACAGTGCTAACCTAAATTTATGCCAAGGGGTAAGAAGCGATGTCCTAGCTGCGAATCATTTGTCGCAACTAGGGTTTCTTGTTGTGATTGCGGCCATTTGTTTAAAGCTAAGAAGAAGCCTAAAGCAAAAATTAGCAAAAGGGATATCCTAGAGAGGCTAGTTATTGATCCTGAATCTGGTAAGAGGGTTTTTTACAAAGCTCAAATGAAGCATTTGAATGTTTTGTGTGAGAGGTACTCTCTAGAGTTTATGAATGTAGTTAACTTCTACAAGAAATTTGACTCGTTAACTTACTTAGTCAGTCCTAAGTTGAAAAAAGCGCTTGACAAGAAGTTTAGAGCTTTTAATTATGTGGTTGACAAATCTAGGTATCCAGAGTATATTCTAGGAGAGAAGTCCGGCGAGGATTTTAATCCTGTCAAAAAGAAGAGAACATTAAAAGATTTTTTAGATGAGTAAAGAACAGAGTCCAAACACGATGCTTAAGGGTTTCCTTAAGGAAACTAAAGAAGATCATTATAACTTTGAGGAGGAGATCAATTACAAAGTCTCAAGCGGTTCTTTAGAATTTGACTTACAGATGGGGGGAGGTTTTGGACCCGGACTACACAGATTTGTTGGTATGAATGAAGGAGGTAAAACTTCTGAATCATTAGAAGTGATGAGGAACTTTTTGAAAATGCCGGGGACGCGAGGTGTTTTCATCAAAGCTGAAGGAAGGCTCTCTCCAGAAATGAAAGAGCGGTCTGGCATTAATTTTGTATTTAGCGCTGACGAGTGGGTTGACGGTACTTGCTTTGTTTTTGAGTCCAACATTTATGAAGTCGTGGTCGATTTAATGAGGAGATTGGTTCAGTTCAACGATGATAAAACTAAGTATTGTTTTGTTCTTGATTCTGTAGATGGTTTAATACCCAAGAACGATGTAGGTAAAAATTTTGAGGATTCCACTAAAGTTGCTGGGGGAGCTGTAATTGCTGGTGTCTTTATGAAAAAAATGTCCATAGCTCTGCAGAAAAGAGGTCATATGGCTATTTTTATCTCTCAAGTGAGAGCGGATATAAAACTGGACCCATATACTAAAGCTCCTGTGAGACAGACTACAGCTACAGGAGGTAACGCTTTACTGCACTTTGCTAATTGGATTATCCAATTTGAGCCTCGCTATAATGGAGACGCTATCCTAAGGAATGCATCAGTGAAGAAAATGGATTCCAAAACTAATCCTCCTATAGGTCATTTCGCTAAGGTCACTATAAAAAAATCTCCCAACGAAAAGACGAATACTTCTATTAGCTACCCCATTAGATATGGGCAAAAAGGGGGTAAGTCGATATGGATTGAGAAAGAAATAGTAGACCTACTCTTGGCTTGGGAGTTCGTTAAGAAGAGTGGGGCTTGGTTGAGTATCACAGAAGATTTCAAAGAGGTTCTACAGGATACGGATTTTGATTTACCAGAGAAAATTCAAGGCGAGAATAATTTATTTAAGCTTATAGAAGGTAATGAAGGCTTTTGTGAATTCCTTGTCTCTTATTTTAAGAACGCTATTGAGGAGTTAGGTTAAGACTTAATGAAGTTCTACACTGTAGACGGCAAACTCCGTAATTTAAAAAACCCTAAAAAATATCGTATAGATTGGGAAGGCTCCAGCAGGAGTAAATTCCAAAAAGGTGTGAAGGATTTCTTAAGGAATTATTGGCACTTGGATATAGTATTTGAGGAGTTTAGGATAGTCGGCAGTCGTTTGTCTCTAGATTTTTATAACGCCAATAAAAGGATAGCTGTAGAGGTTCAAGGGGCGCAACATACGAAGTATGTGAAACACTTCCACAAGAATAGGCTTAAATATTTAGATCAATTAAAAAGGGATCAAAAAAAGCTGGACTTCTGTGAAATGAACGATATAAATCTAGTTGAGATCTACCCAAACGATGATGTTACTACATCGTTTTTCGAGGACAGAGATATTTACTTATGAATGAGCAAGATAATTTATTTTCTATTCCAGAAGGTTTAGTAGAGAAGATATACGAAATTTCTGGAGATTCGGAACGTTACAAGGGTCTTATCATGGTTGTGGCGAATGAATCTGGAGAGCCAGTCATATATACCAAGTTCGATTCTGTGATTATGGAGCTTGGCTTGCAGCAAGCTTTAGAGGACTACTTGGTAAAATCTAAATCTGATCAGGGGGTTGACAAATGATTTATAGCTATGAATTGGAGAAGCAGTTGTTAGCTGGGCTTCTAAAAGATCCTCAGTCTTTAATTGAAATATCCAACTTTATAAGTCATAAGGATTTTTACTCAGAGGGTTCCCCTTTGCATTCTACTATCTTTAGGGTTATCAAACAAGCTGTAGATGCTGGGAATGAGGTGGATAATGTAATTATCGCTCAAAGGGTTAATGAGGTCGGCTTAAGCTTTGCGGGGAATATTATCCCTGCGGATTATATCAAATCTTTAGCGATGAGATCTGTCCCTTCGGGCAATTTGATAAAGACTTGCAAAGAGCTTAAAAAATATTCAATAAGGAGGGAAATCTTAGAATCTTGTGAGGATATAAGTAAGAAGATGAAAGCTATCAAGCCTGAATCTTCTTATAGAGATATCGTCGAGACGGCAGATCATATCTACAATTCTAAGATCAACTTGTTTGAGATAGGTAATGATGTCCCAGAGAATATCTATGATGATATGGAGGCTCTGATTGAGGAGCGGGGCAACAACCCTATTGAAGAGTTTGGCATGATGGGGCCGCATGAGAAAGTTAATGATATTTATGGTTCTTTGTTACGGCCCGGAAACATTACTGTTATAGTTGCTCGATCAGGAGTTGGTAAGACACAATACTGCATGGATTACGCTACAAAAGTAGCTTTGAAATATGGAGTCCCAGTTCTGCATTTTGATAATGGAGAGATGAGCAAGGAAGAGCTTATGATGCGTCAATGCGCTGCTCATTCTGGAGTCCCAATGCATTTGTTGGAGAGTGGTAAATGGAGGACTGCTGGTGCAGATGTCGTCGAGAAAGTTCGCTCTGTCTGGCCCAAAATTAACAAACTTAAATTCTATTATTATAATGTAGGGGGTATGGATGTTGATGGGATGATAAATACTTTGAAGAGGTTCTACTACTCTACAGTTGGTCGCGGTAACAAAATGGTCTTTTCTTTTGACTATATCAAGACGACTAATACAGCCAACTCTAATCAGAATGAGTGGCAGGTCGTCGGGGAGATGGTTGATAAATTCAAAAGGTGCATCCAGAAAGATGTTCTTGAAGATGGTGAACCTGTCATTCCAATGATTACTTCTGTTCAATCTAATAGGAGCGGTATTACCACTAACCGGAACTCCCAGAATATTGTCGATGATGAGAGTATTGTTTCTCTATCTGATAGGATTACACAATTCTGTTCACATATGTTCATTCTGAGAAGGAAGACTGAGGATGAGATCCAAGAAGAAGGAGTGAGGTTCGGGACTCATAAGATGATCAGTGTTAAATACAGAAGTTTGGGTAGAGATATAGCTGGAGCTATTGAACCTGTTCAAGTGGATGATTCATTAAGGAAGAACTTTATTAATCTTGATTTTAATAATTTTAATATCTCAGAGAGGGGAGACCTTCGTGATATTATAAGAGTTAGAAACGGAGATCCAGAACTAGACCAAAGTAATCCAGATGCAACACCAACACCAATCCCAGACTTCGATTCATTCGGAGGAGTTCCAGAAAATTCTTGAGTCGATAGGTTACAATCTTATTGATTGTGGTGATCACTGGAGGGCGCAAGCTCTTTACCGGAACGGGGATAACGCTACAGCTCTAAAGATTTATAAGAATACGGGGATTTGGATGGACTTTGTTGAGAGTAAAGGCTCTCAAACTTTTGAGTCTTTAGTCAGGATGACTGTAGGTGACAAATCTGAATTTTCAGAGACTCTCCAAAAGATTAGAAAGAGCAAGACTTTTATTACTAAACCAGTAGAGAGGATAGAAATGGAAAAGATATACCCAGACGAAATGCTAGAAAAGTTATTCCCTCATTATAATTTCTATAAAGAAAGAGGTATTTCAGAAGCTACCCAGAAAGCTTTTAAAGTGGGTTTATCTGGTGTAGGCAAAATGTACCGCAGGATGGTATTCCCTGTTTACAATAGCGATTCACAGATTATTGGGTTTTCAGGGCGAAGTGTGGACGCAGGGAAGATACAGAACAACATCCCTAAATGGAAACATATAGGCAAGAAGTCTGGTTGGGTATATCCAGCTTACGTTCCAGACCATGAGTGCGATGAGGAAATACTCCGTACTAAAACAGTTATTCTTGTGGAGAGTATTGGTGATGCATTAGCTCTTTATGAAAATGGTGTGAAAAACGTTCTGGTGATGTTCGGATTGTCTGTTGGAGGTAATATCATCAACTACCTCTCTTCTAAAGCTCTAGATAATGTGATTGTATCTACTAATTATGATGCCCATTCTTCTGAGAATAGAGGTTTAATAGGGGCAGCTAAAGCTTACCTCAAGTTGTCGCATTTTTTCGACTTAGATATCCTATCCGTTAAGTTCCCTCCAAATAAAGCGAATGATTTTGGAGAAGCTCATGAAAATTCATATAATATCAAAAGCTGGCTAGATGAAGAGGTTGATAAACCCTCACAGAGAAAGAAGCTTGCTTTGTTTATTAGCCAAAATAAAAACCAGTTCTCTCAGAAGGACATTAAGAAATCAGAAATTTTAAATGAGTGAACCGCAAACAGCTCTTTCTGCTAGTAGAATAAAAACAGCTCAGAGTTGTTCTTGGTTGTATTGGTGCAAGTATAAACTAAAACTTCCAGACACTAGCAATGATGGAGCTAGAAGAGGTTCTATATGTCATTTGATTTTTGAAGTGCTTGGTGACCCACGTCATAGGAAGCATTATGACAAAATCATGAAGGAGCAGGATATCTTTTCTGTGCCTTGTGTTGAGCGTCTAGTAATGAAACATGCTCGCCGGGAGGGGGTAGATGATGAAGAGAACATCCAAATGATTAAAGAGATGACCTTTAATGGTTTGAGCTATGATTTTTTTGGATATGATTTGGATGACCCAACAGAGGAGCTTTCTGAGCAGGATTTTGATATAGTCAAAAACGATGGGAATATTGCCTACAGGATTAGAGGTTTTATTGATAAGCTCTTTCTTTACAAAAAGCAGAAATTCGCTCTCATTAGAGACTTTAAAACCAGTAAAGAAGTCTTCAAAGGTAAAGATGCTGAAGATAATATGCAGGACTTAATGTATAGCTTAGCTAGTCAACATTTATTCCCTGAGTATAAAAATAAACAGAGTGAATTTCTTTTTGTCAAATTTGATCTAGATCCAAATGCTAAGAAAAGTGGTGTCATGAGGATGGAACCATTGAGTGATGAGGATCTTTTGGGATTTGAGATGCAACTCACTGAGATTCAGAAGTATCTAGATGGATTTTCAGAAAAAGACGCCATGAGTAATTTAGCAGCTAGGAAAAGTTTTCCTTCTGATAACTCATTTAGTGGCCGTTTGCTCTGCGGCTTTGCGAAACAAAAAGGAGAGTTAAAGAAAGATGGCAATATAAAATGGCATTGTTCCATGAAGTTTGATTTCTTTTATTATTTATTTAAAAACGAAGCTGGCCAGCCTGTGGGTTCTTGTTTTGAAGAAAATTTCTCAGAAGACTTAGTCCCGGAGGGTTGCACTTATCAGATAGAATATTACCCCGGTTGCCCTGCTTATTGTTCTTGACGTAGGTTTCTAGATCTGTATATTTAAGGGGTGATGACTCCTGTTTTTAGATCTACTTACTCATTTGGAAAAAGCATCTTAACGTTAGATGATGAATCTCATGGTGTTGGCCCTGATTCAATTATCCAAATGTGCATGGATAACGACATTGATGATGTCGTTTTAGTCGAGGATAATTTGACCAGCTTTATGAAAGCTTTCAAAGCTTGTCAGAGAAATAAGCTGAACCTTTTTTATGGTTTGAGGTTGACTTTTTGTAATGAGATGTCTGCTGAAGATAAGGATTCGGATCATAAAAACATTATCTTCGCTAAAGATGACGAGGGTTGCAAACTTTTGAATAAGATATACTCGCGAGCTTTTTCTGAGTCTACAGGTAAAATAGATTACAAGAGTTTTTCTGAACTCTGGGACGCAGATCATCTTAGCTTTGTTGTGCCTTTCTACGATAGCTTCATCCACGAGAATAATTTCTTCCATAAGAATTGCATCCCAGACTTAAATAATTTTAATCCTGTTTTTTGGGTTGAGAATAACAAATTGCCATTCGACCATTTGTTGTGGTCTAAGGTGGCGTTATATGCAAAAGATAAATATAGGATTGCCAAGGTTAAGACCATACTGTATAAAGATGATCAAGATGTCGAAGCTCTCCAAACTTATAAGATATTGTCTAGACGATCTTTTGGTAGACAGGCTAGCTTACAGAGTCCGAACCTCAGTCACTTTGGAAGTGATGAATTTAGCTTAGAAAGTTTTTTAAAAACCTATGAATGATCAATTATTACGTTTTGACAAGAGGCAGAAGTATCTTGTCTTAGACACAGAGACAGAGGGATTGAACTTATTAAAGTCTAAGCCTTTCCAAGTCTCTTGGGTCATAGCTCAAGGCGGTAGAATTCTTGAGAAGAATGACAGGTATTTATTTTGGCCCGATTTAAATGTTCCTGAGGCGGCAGCTAAAATCAATCATTTTGATGACAGGTATTACAAGAAGAATGCTGAAGACCCGAAAGATGTGTGGGATGATTTTTCTAAAGAATTGTATAATCCAGAATATATTATCTTAGGGCAGAACCTTCTAGGGTTTGACGTTTACATGATAAATATCTGGAGAAAGCTTTTGGGCTTAGGGTCTGACCATTCGTATATTGACCGTATTATCGATACTTTGAGTTTGGCTAGAGCTATCGAAAAGAATGACGCACCAGATATGGATAACTTTATTTACTGGCAGTATAAGTGGGTAAACTTTTTCCAAAGAGGGTTGAAGACTAGCCAGTTAGCTTTATTGAAGAAATATAATATTGACCATGATAAATCTAGACTCCACAATGCTCTCTACGACATTGAGATGAATTTTAAAATCTTCCAGAAGCAAATTTTCGATATTGAATTATGAGATACAAGAACCCATTCCCGGCTGGAGTAAAGCTGCCAGAAATTAGTATATCCGAGGAAATCTTAAAGAGTCTGGATCTAAATTTAGATAGCTCTAACAAAGAGGTGCTATTTGAGTTGTGTCGGAAAGGTTTAAGAGATAAAGAGATAACCAAGTTTGATAACAGAAAAGAATATTATGACAGAACAAAAATGGAGCTTGATATTTTCGATGAGCTGGGATTCATTGACTACATTCTCCTTAACTGGGATATCTTGTATTTTTGCAAAACAGAAAAAATTCCAACTGGCGCGGGTCGAGGATCTGCAGCTGGTTCTTTAGTTTTATACCTTTTAGGTGTAACAAATATTGACCCTATTGAATATGACTTATTTTTTGAGAGATTTGTGTCGAGGAGCAGAGCAAGAAAAATCGAGCATGATGGAGACACTTTTTTGGACGGGTCTCTTCTTGCTGATGTCGATAATGATATCTCTTATAATCGTCGGGCTGAAGTTGTTCGATATATTGAAGATAAATACAAAGGGAAGACTTCAAAGATTCTTACCTTAAACACCTTAAGTGGTAAGCTTTGTATAAAAGAATGTGGAAAGATCGTCGGGGGTCTATCTGAATCTGACGTTAACCAAATCAGCGATAGTATTCCTAAGCAGTTTGGTAAAGTTGCAAAGCTGGCTGTCGCTTATGAAGAGAGCGATACCTTCAAAAAGTATGCGGATGACAATCAAAAATCTTTTAAAATAGCTCGAAAGCTTGAAGGTCTAATTAAAAATACTGGCGTCCATCCGTCAGGGATTTCAATTTGTTATTATGACCAGTCAGATATAATGCCTCTCCAAAGAACTAATGACGGGTCTTTGATTTCAGGTTACGACATGGATGATGTAGCTAGTCTGAGTGTCAAGTTTGATATCCTTGGTCTAAGGACTCTGTCTGTGGTTAATGATGTTTGTGAAGGTTTAGGCATTGATGTTAATAGTATAAATCCTCATGACCCTTCGATTTATGCAGCTCTTTCCTGCCTTGAGTCTCCGCAAGGTCTATTCCAGATCGAGGCTGATACAAACTTCAAGGTGTGCCAGCAAATAGCTCCTAGGAATCTAGAACAACTCTCTGCTGTTGTCGCCATCGCAAGACCCGGAGCTTTAGATTTCAAAGATGATTATGCTACCTATGTTAGGACTGGAGAGTTCCAATCTCAGTCTGAATTCTTTGATGATGTTCTTAGTTACACAGGCGGGATACCTTTGTATCAAGAGCAGTTGATGAAGATGGCTGTCAAAGTTGGGTTCACTCTTGATGAGGCGGAACAGCTAAGGAGAATTGTGGGTAAGAAGAAGGTCGATAAAATGCCTGAGTGGAAAGAGAAAATTTCTAATAAAGTTATTGAATCAAACTTAGACCCTTCAATCGCTGATATTCTTTGGAAAGTCGCAGAAGATTCAGCTAATTACTCATTCAATAAGTCTCACTCTATTAGTTATGCTTATCTAGCTGCGATCACTGTATATTTAAAATTCAAATACCCTCAAGAGTTCTTCTTGAGTTTGCTTAAGTTTGCTAAATTTGAGCCTAATAGTCATGATGAAATATCTAAAGTTTCCCAAGAATTGCCTAATTTTGATATAAAACTCTTGCCTCCCGACTTGAATAAGTCTGACATAGACTTCAAGATTGAGGGTAAAGATATTAGATACGGTTTAAATTCTATTAAAGGGGTCTCTGAGAAGGTTTTGATCCATTTGCTAGAGTTTAGAGAGGGGGCATTCTCAAACAAGTATGACGTATTTAGAGCTGCTAAACAGGCGGGTTTAAACATTGGAGTCCTATCAAGTCTTATCCAAGCTGGATTACTAGATTCTTTTGTCACCAAAAATAGATCTGATTTAGCTTTAGAAGCTCAAACTTTTAATTCTCTTACAGATAGAGAAAAAAGAAATTTTATAGCTCTAGGGGAAGAGCATAACTACAATATTTGCGAATCTATGCAGAAAGCTATTTCTGAAGGCTTAATAGCTGATGATGATAAGAAGATATTTGCAGAGCGAAGGATAAAAACTTTGGAGAAGAAACGCGCTCCATATATCGAGATCTGTGAGAAGAATAAAGGCTCAATAAAATATGCTAATTGGTATTTTGAGACTAAACTCCTTGGTTATAGCTATTCTTATAGCATTAGAGATATTTTTAAATACCCAGAAGATTATCAATGTTCTCAGACTGTTAAGAATACAGAGCAAAGAGGGACTGTGCAATTTGTAGGGGTATTGGCTGATGTCATGAAGAGGACGAGCAGGAACGGTAATAAATACGCTAGGTTTGAACTCCATGATGAGAAAGGTATTGTTAACGCTTTATTGATGGATGGGACTAGGGAATCTCGCTTGACAGACTACTTAAATGCTGGTAATAAACTGCCCAAGAAAGAGGATGTTGTCATAATAAATGGTGTTAAAGGCGATGGTATAGTATTCGTCGATAGCGTAAAATCTTTAAAAGATAAAATTTATATGAAGCTTTCTCAGCTAAAATAAGTGTAAATAATTATGATGTCTTTAACGGATTACAATTTAACGCCCAAAGCAAAAAAGGCGATTAAAGATGCTCAGCTGTTCGCTAAAGAGAACAAGCATGAACTCATACGGAACGCTCATTTATTCTATAGTTGTATAGAGAACCTTTCGGATAGGGTGCAGTTGCTCTTTGAGAGTAGAGGTATCGACTGCTCCCCGAATCAACTTCGACAAGACTTTATTAGTTTCTCTTTAGAAAACCCGAAGTATTTTAAAAAAAATAAAAATAGCAGTAGTTGGCATGAGGAGTTAAATCAGATCATATCTGACGCGAAAGACTTCGCAGACACTCACGAAGAATATTTTGTAGGGGTTGAACATATACTTCATTGCCTCTTGTCTGTTGGGGATGGTTCATCTTTCTTGTCGTATCTGAAAAAACTCGGCCAAGATATAGCTCATATGGAGGAGGTTATCTACGATTTGGTAGATGACCCCGCTTTACCAATACCTGATACTA